TTATTTTAAGGTATATAAATTTGAACTTCGTCCTCCTTGTAGTATCCCTTGTCAACAAGGCTCTGCGTGTATGCCGCACCGCCCCAGTTGGGGTCCATTGGATTTGGGCTTACCTGGGCCTTTTCTTGGTCAAAGTCCATCTTATCCAACGGCGTTGTGGTACCAATATAATAACTGGTTTGGTCATGTGCAGGGTATGACTGTTGGTTATAAGGGGGGTCGTTTCTGGTCGCGTCAACCAACAAGGTTGGATTCGGATATGCTTCATCGCCAACGGGCTCGAGCGACGATTCCATTATCGGCGGAATCTGCGAGGCAATTCCCACAGGAGAAGCGGCAGATGGAGGCAAGCCTGCCTGAGGCTCTGATACACTCGGGCGTGATTTATAGACCTTGTTACCCTGCGCATCATATGTCTCCTGTAAGTACAATACGGGGCAACGAATGTTCTGACTTCTCTGCCAATCCAAGAACTCAGTATAATCTTCTAAATTATCAAATTCAACCGGGTTCACGCCAGGCACCTCTGCCAGTTTAGAATTGTACAGATAAAACCGAGAACCCTTCTGAATGAGCAAATTCGGGCACCTTGGCTGATTAGAATATTTATTGGTGAATGCCTCTGGGTTGCTACCCTTTGCGTAAAAATATAGACCAATTAAAAATACTAATATAAAGACAAATGTTAAGGGTGTCATTATATACTACGAGGATAAAAATGTTATAATTTATTTTCTATTTAATTTATATAATGGTATATTTGCATATTGAGAATAAACCTTCTAATATGGGCGGAAAGGGGTTAATTGCCGAACTAAATAAGCTTATGAGCGTTAAAAATAATAAAACGTTCATGTTGATTTTCATGGAAGGATGCGGCCCGTGTAACGCCACAAGACCAGAGTGGAAGAAATTACAAAATGTATTACCTGCCGATTTTTTAAACAGAAAGGATGTTGCAATTGTTTCCGTGGACCACATAATGGCCGACAATATTAGACACCTTAACCCCAAACCCTCCAGTTTTCCAACAATGAGGTATATAACAAACTCGGGGCATACATCGGAAAACTATGAGGATTGCGATATTGATGTTAAAGACCGACAGATTGATTCCTTTGTTAAATGGATGGAGAACAAACTGGGTGAAAGTAATATAACGCATTATAAACATCCTGGACACAACCAGCATGATGATGATCATAAACATCGTAGTCATCATAATAAGCGCAGTTCTGCATCTAAAACTCGCCGCTACATGGGCGGTCGCACTAAACGACATCGTGGAGGCAAATGGTCTTTAAAATACAAACGCAGCATTAATTGCCGAAAACCCAAAGGTTTTTCTCAGCGACAACACTGTAAATATGGCAGACGTTAATCTGGATGTAATGCATATATCGAATAATATTATTAGTTAAAATACTATTATTCACTGCGGTAAATTATAGCCTAAAGATTTAAATAAAATTGAATCCCGTTAAACAAGATAAACATAAGGTATTACAAGTATTAAGAATGGAGCACGTCTTCAGAATTTTAGATTTCAACGTGTACAATGCAAAGGATTCGACGATGGAGTCGTCCGATGAAGAGCAGAACACATATAAAGATTCCAATAGTTTTATGATCCAGATGTTTGGTGTTGACGAGGCCGGAAAAACATATTCTGTCATAGCAGAAGGATACAAGCCATTCTTCTATGTAATGGTGAACGACAAATGGACGATTTCAATGAAGGAGGAGTTCCTTACCCATCTAAAGGAGAAAATGGGTAAATATTATCAAGACTCCATCACAGAGTGCAAAATCATAAAGCGTAAAAAGTTGTACGGGTTCGACGGAGGGAAGGAGCACAAGTTCATAATGATTGAATTTGCAAACCTGAATGCGTTTAACAAGGCCAAGAACTTTTGGTATACAAATTATCAGAACGGCCACACATTGCTACCGAATGGATATAAATTTAATAACACGGATATGAAGCTATATGAAGCAAATATTCCGCCGCTTCTGAGATTCTTCCACATTAAAGACATTAGTCCTTCTGGATGGGTTGCAGTCCCCAAGAAGCATGCGAATGAAAATAAGGGCGACATGAAGCGAGTGAACTGCGACGTGGACTTTACAACCAATTATAAAAATATCATTCCGCTGAATAATAAGGAAACTCGTGTTCCCTACAAGATAATGAGTTTTGATATTGAGGCGAGCAGCAGTCACGGTGATTTCCCTGTCCCAGTTAAAACATACAAAAAACTGGCCACAAACATTATAGAGTATTTTGAGGGTCTTAAAATGGAAATGACAAAGGACCTCTGCAAGAATATTTTAAGACGTGTTATTCTCGCTGCCTTTGGGTATGAAAAAATGGACCAAATTGATTTGGTTTACCCCAAAAAGCCTCCTGGATCAAAAACAGAAGTCCAACGGCTGTGCGAGGTTTGGCTTGAAACTCAGGTAAGAAACTTAAAATCGTCTGATACAAACGCAGAGGCAAACACAATTGAATCAATGTTTGAAAAACTTGGTATGGACGAAGATGACGCTGACGATCACCGCACGCATATTAAAACATATACCGATAAAAAAGCGACCATTTCAGATATCCTTTGCGATAAAACCTTTGAGCGCGAGGGGAAGCTGCTTGAATTAAACGAATCCTTGAAAAGGGTATTCCCCAAGTTAGAGGGCGACAAGTGCACATTCATCGGTTCCACATTTATGAATTATGGAAACAAAGACCCGCACTTTAACCATTGTATTGTCCTCAACACATGCTCTGATATGCCAATTGAAAACAGCGTGGTCGAAAGTTACAGTACCGAAAAGGAGGTTTTGCTTGCATGGCAGAGGCTGGTTCAACGAGAAAACCCCGACATTGTTATCGGGTATAACATATTTGGTTTTGATTACGAGTTTATGTTTAGACGCGCCGAAGAAAATGATTGTGCCGAAGAGTTTTTAAAATTGTCACGCAACAATGACGAAGTCTGCGGAACGCCCATAAAGTCCGAAGATGGATATGGTACAGGAAAGTACAAGATTGAAGAAAGTAGCATTCAGCTTGCGAGCGGTCAGCATGACTTGCGGTTTATTAAAATGAATGGGCGTCTTCAAGTCGACCTCTATAACTTCTACCGTCGTGAGGCAAACTTGATTTCATATAAGCTGGATTATGTTGCCGGCAATTTTATCGGTGACTTCGTCAAAGGCATAGAACATGCCGACGAATCTACTACTACAATTAAAACTGCAAATATGACAGGATTATTAAACGGCAGTTACGTACACTTTGAAGAAATTGGGCATTCTGTTGACTACTATGCCGACGGCGCGAAATATCTTGTAACCGAAGTCGACAAGGCCGCTGGTAAGTTCGTTATTAATGGCGCGGTTAACCCGGATTTTACCAAGAAGGTTAGATGGTGTTTGGCCAAGGATGATGTAACCCCCAAAGACATTTTCAGAATGACCAACGGGACGGCCGATGATAGGTCCGTTATCGCGAAATACTGTATTCAGGATTGCAACCTTGTGCATTACTTGTTTAATAAATCGGATGTGCTTACCGGGTTTATTGAGATGGCCAAGATCTGCAGTGTGCCAATAAATTTCCTGGTTATGCGTGGTCAGGGAATCAAGCTTACAAGTTATATTGCAAAAAAGTGCCGAGAAAAACGGACATTAATGCCAGTAATAGAAAAGGGCGACCTTGACGAAGGCTATGAGGGAGCTATTGTGTTGGACCCAAAATGCGACCTGTACTTGGACAATCCAGTAGCGTGTGTAGATTATGCGTCACTGTATCCAAGTTCCATGATTAGCGAAAATTTGTCACACGATAGCAAAGTTTGGACGCGCGAATATGATTTGGCTGGCAACTTGATTGAAGAGTGGGGTGAGAAGGATGCGGCAGGCAATTATATTTATGATAACTTGCCGAACTATTCGTATGTTGACGTGAAGTATGATACGTATGTATATCGCAGAAAGCACCCCAAGGCCGCCGCAGAAAAGATATTGAATGGCCATAAATTATGCAGATTTGCGCAGCCGTTTAAGCAGGAGGGCATGAGTGGAGAAGGTGAGGCCATCATGCCTTCTATATTAAAGGAGCTTTTGAAGGCCAGAAAAGACACGCGAAAGTTGATCCCGCAACAAACCGACGAATTTATGAAGAATGTATTAGATCAGCGCCAACTTGGTTATAAGGTCACCGCTAACTCTCTTTATGGCCAATGTGGTGCAAAGACAAGCACATTCTATGAAAAGGATATTGCCGCCTGCACAACGGCTACAGGAAGAAAGCTTCTCACTTATGCCAAGAGAATCATTGAAGAATGCTATGCAGATAAGATTTGCGACACAGAGAACCATGGCAAAGTGCGAACCAAAGCGGAATATATATATGGCGACACGGATTCGGTATTCTTCACATTTAATTTACAAACGCCAGATGGTACGCCGATTCGCGGCAAAGATGCGCTTGAAATCACGATTGAAATTGCTCAGCAAGCGGGACATTTGGCGTCCCAATTCTTAAAAGGGCCTCATGATTTAGAATATGAGAAGACGTTTATGCCGTTCTGTTTGCTGTCAAAGAAGCGATACGTCGGAATGCTTTATGAAACAGACCCAAATAAGGGTAAAAGAAAGGAAATGGGCATCGTGTTAAAGCGGCGAGATAATGCGCCAATCGTCAAGGATATTTATGGCGGCATCATTGACATTCTCATGAAAAAGCAGAATATTCAGGAGGCGATTGATTTCTTGCGAGGGTGCTTAGAAAACATTGTCAATGAGAAGTACAGCATGGACAAGCTCATTATAACAAAATCGTTGCGTTCTGGATATAAAAACCCACAGTCTATCGCGCACAAGGTTCTTGCAGATAGAATGACCGCAAGAGATCCTGGTAATAAGCCGGGACCTGGTGATAGGATTCCATTTGCGTATATATCTACGAGTGGCAAGAAGACTCTTCAAGGTGACAAAATTGAAACGCCGTCGTTTATTGCTGAGAATAAGTTAAAAATTGACTATTCGTTTTATATCACAAACCAAATCATGAAGCCTGTTCAACAGGTGTTCGCGCTGGTTCTTGAGAAAATATGGATTATGCAGGGAAAGCGTCCCAAACTCAACAAGTTTAAAAAAGACGTTGAAGCCCTACGAAAGGAGTACATAGACGATGTAGATAAATTTGAAGAAAAGGTAGAAACTCTACGTTGCAAGGAAATAAAGGCGTTATTATTTGACGAATATTTAAGAGAAACCAACAATGAGAAGGCGGGTGTTCAAAGTATGACAAAGTTCTTTACGAAAGTATAAGACATGCGTAGTGCCCTATTCTTCCAATTATTTTTTCTTATTAGAATATATCAACTATGGCAAACAGGTCTTTGTGTAAGGGTAAACGGGTCCAGACCCCAAACAAGTGCAAGAAGGTTAAGGGTTGCAAGGTGGCACGCGGAACAAAGCGCGCATTCTGCAGAAAGGCGAGAAACCACACACGAAAAACTCGCTAAGCCCACCATGTGGTAAATAAGTATTTGGTTTTCAAATACAGTAAAAATAAAATAAAAACATGCAACATTGTTTTTATTTTACTGTTTATAAGATTATTCGAGTTTCTTTATTTTTCTTTGTTTTTTTGTTTTATTACATGGCCGATGATGACGCACTTGCTCCCGATTTTTGTTTTGATGCACTCATTACCTGAAATATCTGTTTCACCATATTGCCAATTTCAGTTACGCTCTCCCTTAGGTTCCAGCCTTGATCGGCATCATACGAGCACACGTCCTCAGAGGACATATCGTCGTCGTCGTAATCATCATCGTCCTCATCCGCGTCGTCCTCATCATCCTCCTCATCCACGTAATCCTCGTCGTCATCATTGTCGTAATCATTATCACATAGGGCGCCTTGACACAGCACAGATACTGCATAATCTTCCATGTTATAACCGCGCGCATCATTCCAAGAGGGAATAAACCCCTCCGCTGTCAATTTGAATAAAATGGACCCGATACTGCGCTTGTGCTTAGCAGAAATTTCCTGAATTGTCCATTCCAATAACTCATATTCTCTTTGAAGCGCAAGCACCTCATTGACTGTCCATTTATTTCCATTTCTCATGTTTCCGTTTCTCATGTTTGCACTCATATTATACACTGTTTATGCTGTACTCTTTAATATCGTTTTATACATATTTTACGCTGAGGGCGCGGCTGTACCAGTACCAGGAACTGTGAGAATATTCGCGCAAATCCACGTACCAAATACAAGCCACATATTTTCAATAACCCCGGATGCGGTATGTACAACCCACCGTAGCGCACGACAATGAGGAGCTACAACCATGAAGGGAGATAGTATAAACCCAACCACAGTGTCGTGCGCACAAAATTTGGTGTACAAATGTGCTGCGACATAATGCAGTGTAATCCAAGTCAAATATACTCCAGCCACCTGTGAAATAAACTTCGCTACACTGATTGCGTAAGAGTTAATATTTGCCATGTTATTGTATGTCATCGATCCGAATGTGTATAAATGTTCGGTATAATAATCAGACTCATTTTTATTGTATATTTCTTGGTTGTTCTCGTCGCAGGAAATTGAGTTACCCTCACAAAGAGTTTCATTGCTTACTTTATTACGTTTACGCATTACAGCCATTATTCTTTATAGGTTTGTATCTTTAAATTGTCTTTGCAATTAATTTCTGCTGTACGTGTCATTAATACGAGATATCAGATTAAATAATGCGAGTGGGTCTGAATCTTGGTACATATAATTCCCAGACGGGTCCGTAAACAATGTTGCTACAGATTCGACCGTCTGAAAATTGTTTAAAATACTATCGTAAATAGTAGGTACTGCCCTGGCGGTGCGAGAAGTATTTCCGGATGCGTCGATTGCCTGTGTAGCTGTAGCTGTAGTTGTAGCTGTAGTTGTAGCTGTTTGCGTTGTTGTAGGGGCTCTTGTAGCTGCAGCTGCGTCACGAATGTCAAACCTACATACCGGGCATGTACAGTGTGTTGCGAACCATATATTTAGTTGATCCGTCGCAAATACGTGACCACAATGTCTTATTACGGTAACAATATCATTA